GCCGTTAGCTCAGCTGGATAGAGCGTCTGGCTACGGACCAGAAGGCCGGGGGTTCGAATCCCTCACGGCGTACCAAAGGAAAAGTGCTTAATTCTTTATGAATTAGGCACTTTCTTTTGTTTTTATATGGAAAAAGTTCAGATTTTCAAAAATCGCAAAAGGCCTTTTCGCCCCAATTTATCAACTATTTATCAACAAGTTCAACTTAAAGAGGTCAAACGGTAAGAAAATGCCAAGTATTTTCACGCCAATTATAAGCCAGAAGTGAGGAAAGTGGGCTTTTTTTAATTTTCGGGTAAACTCTCCTATAGGGTGCTTTCTATAAGGGAGTTTATGTCTTTTTTGAAAAATGCTCACTTTCCTCACTTCAAAAGCTCAGGGCAAAAAAAGTACCCCGCAAGGCTGGCTGAACCTTGCGGGGTGGGGCTTGTCTTCATTTCGACCAATATTTTATTACGGGGGCTATATCTGTATTTTCAATTAAAGGGGCTTGAAATCTGATCGGCGTTGTTCTGTCCGGGAGCTTTAATAAAGCGTCTCCTTTGCCGGTCAGCTTCTCGGCTCCTTTACCGTCAAGAATAACCATTGAATTACTCACGGTTGCCGTTTTTAAGGCTATGCGGCACAGGATATTTGCTTTAATAAGGCCGGTAACAACATTTACTGTTGGTTGCTGTGTTGCTACGATCAAATGAACCCCGGCAGCTCTGCCAAGTTGAGCAATATGAACAATAGCGGTTTCAACGGGTTTCTTGCCTAAAATAATCAGATCGGCAAGCTCGTCAATCATGACCACCACAGAGGGCAAACCCATTTCGGCAGCGTTCTTGACTCTGTGCGCCGCCATTCGTTTATATCTCTGGTCGATCATGTCACAGACGCTTGCAAGCGTGTCTATTGCTAAATATGGGTCAGTTACAACAGGCCGGAGCAAATGAGGAAGACCAGCAAACCCCGAAAACTCTACTTGCTTCGGGTCAATGATGATAAATTGCAGGGTTTCGGGGGTGTGCTTAAAAAGCAGGCTTACGGCAATAGAGTTCAATAGGACGGATTTACCGCCGCCCGTGGTGCCGCCAATTAACGCATGGGGTAAGCTCTGAATATTCACCACTAAAGGCCGGTTGAGCGTGTCCACGCCGAACAGAGCCGAAAGCCCCGCTGCCCTGTCAAAGTCCTTTGTTAGAAGTGCCTGTTTGAAATAAAGCGTTGATCTGTCCGCCCGTGGGATTTCAAGTGCAAAGTGGGCTATATCGCTGCTTGCCTGCTTCACTTCTGTATGAAGGATAGCGGAAACACCTTCTAACAGGCGTTTCACCTTCGGCAGCTCTAACGGGTTTTCAAGTGCAAAATGGTAGCTTACCAGTTGCGGCGCTACCACAGCACGAACAAATGAACACGGGACTTTTAAAGAAAGAATTTTTGCAAGTTCTTCCCCGCTGTATATTTCCCCGGCTTGCTTGCTCTCGTGATCTGGTAAAATGCTTGCTGGGGGTGTTGTGTAGGTCTTTCTAAATAGCATTGTTTCAGCTCCTTTTCTCCCTGCCATCATCAGGGCTACGGCGGGAACCCGTAACCGACGCCGCCCACGGTGGGCGGCGTTTCGGCTTGTTTAGTTGCGTTCAATCCATTCAATGAACCGCATAACCTCAGCGGCAAAGGAAGCCGCCAGAGCGATATAAAATAGCGTCATCGGCTGCACCCTCAAAATAAGATAAATAGATTGGTGCAACGCCCAATAATGGCGTATAATGTACCGGTTTCCGTATCCTGCACAAGTCCGCCGTTAATACCATAAACGCCCGTAGAATAGCCCACTTTTTCGAGCCTGCGCAGCGTGTAAATATACTCGCTCGGCTTATTGGTGTAATCTTCCGCCACTCCGAGCCGCACAAGCTCCCGCAGCTCTTTCAACTTGTATTTTCTCATTTCCGTGTCACTCCTTTCAAAATGGCACGGTATAGGAAATAGCCCCGGATTTTTCAAGCGTTCTAATATGGCGGCAAACTCTGTTTGCGGCCTGAAATAGCGCCCTTGCTTGCGTATCTAACCATTCTTCCCGGCTATTGGGGCGGCGTTCCCCGTTGCGGGTTTTCTTCAATTCGGACGAACTGCAAAGCCTTTCGGCTATATCGCTATCATAGATCAAAGAACCGCCGCCCCAACTGTATTGGCTCCAATTCGCCGCCCCATTCAACAGCGCCGCCCGTACTTTTTTAGACTCTGTTAAATCCAATTCTTCAAAATAGCCGCCGTTGATCTGTTCGCCCAACTGTTCCACTAATTCAAGGGCATATTTTGTTACCCCTTTATCCCATGCGGAACGCTGCTTTTCACTTTCGATACTCTGATACAATTTTTCAATGTTTGTCATGATATACCCCTTTCAATTTCGGGGCGGCTGTGGTATGCTTACCTTGCCGCCTGTGTGGTGGTTGGGTAGCGGCTTTTAGCTTTGGTCGGCGGGAGCTGCTACCCTCTTTTTATTCCTTGCTATGTAGATATTCTATCATATATAGTAGATATAGTCAAGGATAATCCTCAATTTTCCTTGCATTTTCAAGGGTTTCCGGGCTTTGCTGGTCTTCGGGTTTTCGGCCTGATCTGATACCGGGGCGGGGGGATTTGGCAACGGCAGCGTGAGGTAGGTTACCCCCGAAATGCCCGACACATGGGAAAAGACCTTTTTCAAAAAAAATCCGCAAAAATAAAAAAGGACATCCCTGCCCCTTTCTCAAACATCTATGACACTATTGGCAACCTCCCTCTTTCATGATACAATCAAGTCATCACTTATGGGAGGTGCTACCATGAGAAGAAATTTATCTTTTCTACTCACCCTGTTTATGGTGCTTTCACTCTGCGCTTGTGGGTCATCTACATCAGGTTTACAGGTCGATAACCCTGATGAAAATACTGATACCCGCCTGTCAATCTCAGACACATTGAGTTCCGAGCATTTTGACTTTTCAATTATCTCTGTCTCTGCGTCTTCTTCTGTTAAAAGCGAGGTTGGGACAGTATATGAAGCCGCAGACGGCAATCAAATTCTGACTGTCATTTTCAGCGCCAAAAACACTTCCGATGACACGCAAAATGTCATGAATACCAATTTCAACAGTTATGTTGATGGTTCAAAAATCACCGTCATTGGGGCTGTTGGAAAGGTCGATGGGTATATGCCGTTGATCGGTGCTGTGTCTGCTGGGAAGACCTTTGAAGGGTATGCTTTGTGGGAGCTACCTGAAAATTGGAATGAGCTTGAATTTTCCTACATTGACGCATTGACCGGCAGCGAAAGCGACAACTCTCTTGTCATTCACTCCACGGACATATCCAGTTGATCTTGTTCTCCCTGTCATTTAGGTGATAAAGGTGAGCAATCGAGTGCTTTTCCTATAAACTCTTTCTTATGTGCGTGTACTAAGAGGAAGTTATAGGGATTTGCACCCGATTACTCACCTTCTCTTTATATTGTAGCCCATCAATATATTGTGTGTGCAGTTGAACAATGTGCCATATTTAGAAATAACGCTTGACATCCAGGCAAGACGGTGTATAATAAAAGCATGGATTGGGTGCGAAGTTATCTTTTTATCAGTCTGCTTTACGCCGAGCAAGATCGAAGTTCGAGCCGAGCAATACTGTCAGACTACTGCTTTTCTGAATGATGGGGAAATTCAGAAATCTACGCAGAATTTAGTCCCCGGCGCTTGTGGTTCATAAACTTCAATCGGTAATACCCCGATATGATCCTTGAACCGATAGTGTAGCACAGGTTGAATGAGTGCACACGCAAGCTGAGTCATGGCTTTTGGCTATGATTACGGCTGGCGTGTGCTTTTTTTGCGTTTTAGAGCGTTAGCCGTAAAAGGTTAACGCTCTTTTTTTTCGTTTCAAGGAGGATTTTATGTGTAACGAAATCGGAACCGAACAACTTGTCCCTAAATTTATGACTATTTCCGAACTGGCAGCATACACCGGTTTCCCCATCAGATGTATTAGAAACATGGTCAATAACGGTGAGATTGACTCTTTTAGGCCGGGCAGCAGAACTATTTATGTGAGTGTCGAGTCTTTCATGGCGGTGTGTACCGGTCGCAACCCGAAGTAAAACAGGGTGCAGCAAAGGGGTGATTTTATGAGTGACATTCAATGTAATCCGCCTGATGTGGGGGAAACTCTATTCCAATTCAACAACGGACGCTATCTCCTAAGCGAGAAGCAATCCGAAAAAATGTACTACATCAAGGCGGCTCGCCCCGAACGGTCACTCAAAGATGATGGATTTGAGTATCCACGGGACGAAGGTGGTATGGCTGATTTGTTCGCTGAGTGTTATAAAAGTGAAACTCGTTATTGTAGTGAGAAAAAAAGCTGGTTCACCTATTCCGAGGGAGCATGGCGTAAAGACATTGAAGCTCACATTGTTTCTCGCAAGGTTAAAGAATTTTGCCGCTTAATGGTACTTTACTGCGGTGAAATTGAAGAAGACAGCTTGCAGCAGGAATATACGAAGTTCATCGTAAAGATGGGCGACCGGCGCTTCCGTGACCGGCTGATGAAGGACGCAGCGGATAATGAAAATCTGGTCATTTATGCCGAGCAGTTTGACGCAAACCCCTACCTTATCAACTGCAAGAACGGCACTTTCGACCTCGAAAAAATGGAGTTCCGGGAGCATGACTGGCACGACTTTCTGACCATGCAGACCAACTTCAACTACACCTTGCAGGACGCACGGTGCCGCCGCTGGGAGAAGTTTGTTGCGGAAGTCACTTGTAATGACGAAGACAAGGCTGATTATCTTCAAAAGGCGCTGGGGTACTCCATGCTTGGTATGGCGAACGAGGAATGTATGTTCATTCTCCACGGCAAGACTACCCGTAACGGCAAGTCTACTATGTTAGCCGCAGTTGAACATCTTCTCGGTGATTACTCAACGGACGCTCCCGTTAAGCTCATTTGCAAGAATGGTGTGAGCAAGGACGCAGAAGCCCCTTCTCCTGTCTTGGCGTCATTGAAGGGAAAGCGGTTTGTAACAATGTCTGAGAGTGAAGATGCTGGGAAACTGAACGAAAGTGTAATCAAGCAGCTAACGGGCGGCGAAAGTATTACCGCACGGAACCTTTATGAAGCAGCTATCCGTTATACGCCACAGTTCACCCTTTGGCTTTCATGTAATGATCTGCCAACAGTAAAGGACAAGTCCCTGTTCGCTTCCGACCGTGTGCGGGTCATTGAGTTCAACCGCCATTTCACCGAAGCGGAACAGGACAAGAACCTAAAAAATGAGTTCCAGACACAGGAAGCTATGCAGGGCATTTTCGCTTGGCTGGTCGCCGGATACTTCAAGTACAAGCGGTTCGGTCTGAAAATGTCCCCCGCCATGCGGAAGGTAGTCAACCAGTACGAAAAAGACAATGATTTGATCTTGCAGTTTTTAGAGCAGAAATGTGATAAAAGTGCCGAAAAAAGCGTTCGGGCAAAGTCCCTGTTTGACGCTTACAAGATTTGGTGTAAGTCCAATGGGTACTTCACCTGTAGTGCAAAAGCCTTTTATGCAGGTATCAATCAGCACCCTGAGTGGTACGTGAGCCGCCGCACTTTGGACGGTTACCCTGTTTATGATGGGCTATTTTTGAAGTCATAGGAGGTGTGACGATGTATTTCAAGGACGCTTACGGTCGAATGTGGCTCAAAACGGTCAACGGCTTTCAGAACATCGGCATAAAGGTGACAGAAAAGACTGTCACCTTTCGAAAGGTTGATACCGTGAAGGTCATTCCAAGTCCCGTTGTTGTCCCTACGCTGGAAGGTGCAGTCCCGTTGACTCTGCGGCAGGCAGTTTCAAGTCTTGGCATTACGGAGGAAAGTCCGTTGCAATCATTAAAAAATCTGAACAATTTGGAGGTTATTGAAAAATGAACAAGAATTACTATTCCAACGGTATTATGCGCCGTATGCGGCAGTTCACCCATGATATGACTGTAAACGCTCATTCCAAGGGCAAGGATATTGAGCGTCTGCGGAAGCTCAAAAGGGACGATGAAATCACGCAGACAGTTTATGACCGTGAACTTTCCGCAATTCAGGAAGGTATCAAAGCTCAGACTGTGAAGGTGAAAACCGAGTGCAAGAAAGACCTCATGGGGACGCTCGAAGAAATGCGCCGGGGTGCAGGCAATCAGATCATCAAGCCGCCCACTCAGGAGATGGTCAGCACTCTTCAACTGCTGGCTATGTTGGACGATATTACCCCCCCACGCAGCTCACCCTTTATGCTGAACAGATGGCAGACTGTCCGCTGGCTATGCAGCGGTTACAGCAGATCGCAAAAGCGCATGAACAGCGCATTTACCTCGATGACCCTGACACGAAGTTAAAAGCATTGGACAATTTGGAAAGCCAGCTTGCCTATTTTTTGGGCAACTTCGATGGCGATACCTCCCACGCTCCGGCAACTGTTCTGAGTATGTTGCCCTATTTTCAGCCTGACGAACAGTATATGGGAAACCCCAATCGCCCCCTTGATACCGATAAAGTTGACAAACTCTTTTGGAGTGAGTATGTCCGGCTTTCGTCTTCTGAGGTATTCGATGACCCTGACAATGCAAAGGGAACCCCGAAAGCACAGTATTTCTTTGGCGATGTAAAGGCTCTGGCAGCGTTCATCGACAAGATGACCGCTGGTGTGGAGGGTTCTCTTGTTGAAAACGTGACTGATACAATTCTTGCAAATTGCCCCGAACAGTACGGTGCAATTTACCGCAACTACAAGGCTACTGGCGAAATGCTCGATCTGAATGGCTCCAATGAGAGTATCTAAGGAAGGAACGGTGACGGTATCGTGAGTCAGACGATTAATGTTCCGCTCTCCGGGAGAGGGATTGAACGCCTGATGCGAGAAGTTGAGGACTGGAAGAACTGGCTTCAAGAGCGCACTACGGTTTTTCTCGACCGGATGGCGCAGGAGGGCATGGAGGTCACTTCTGCCAAGTTCTCGCAGGCCGTTTATGACGGCACAAATGATGTTGTTGTATCTGCGGAATATCGAGGTGAAAATGCAAGGGCGATTGTGGCAGTCGGTAAAGCGGTTTTATTTATCGAGTTCGGCACAGGCGTGACCTATCCCGATAACCACCCGGAAGCCGGAGAACTCGGTATGAAGCGTGGCGAGTACGGTCAAGGTCACGGCAAGCAACAGTCTTGGGGCTATTACGGCGAACCCGGCACGAACGGAGTGCTGAAAGAAAAGAAGAACGGCGGGTTCGTGGTCATCACTCACGGCAATCCCGCCAATATGCCGATGTATGAAACGGTAAAGGAGCTGCAAGACAGGCTCACGGAGATTGCGAAGGAGGTATTTTCATGATTGATGTGGAGAGTCAAATCAACTTCGACCACAGTATGAAGTAATTCTACGGCAAACGGCGGGGTCGTTGTCGAAGATAAATAACCTAAAATAATACAGGAGGAAAAATTATGTATATTGACCCTTTTGTTGGCGGTGTGCTGTCTACTGTCGGTGTTGAACTGCTGTTGCTGTTCATTTCCGCTGTCGTAAACACATTCGGCAAAAAGTAAGCAACCGGGCGGGGGCGGGGTTCTCCCGTTCCTGCTCAATCTAAATTCCTAAAGAAAGGAAGTGTGAACTATGGCTGACAATGTGGAAATTCAGGGTTTGGAGTTTGAAATCACTACTAACACCGAAAAAGCCGAGAAAAATCTGGACAAGCTGACGAGTACCCTTGAACGACTGAAAAAGGCTCTGTCTGGTGTAGACGCAACTCCTGTCACCTCTGCTGTTGAGAATATCGGCAAGGCGGTTAATAAAGTTGATGACTCTAAGCTGACCAAGCTAAAAAGTACGCTCTCCAAGATTGGTTCTGCCGCTCAGTCTGTGAAAGCCAAGGTTGGGGACATTGGCACCGTCCCCATTTCGAGCGGTATCGGTGCAGAAACCGTGTCTGAGATGACTGAGGTATCTGGTCAGGTTGGTATTCTCACCCGTGAATTTGACCGTCTAAAATCCTCCCTGTCGGGGCTGAAAGGTCTTGCTGGTACGGTCGGCGAGAAGTTGGGTAACATCGGAAAGGGACTTGTCGGCAAGATTACAAACCTTGGGAAGCAGTTCCAGCGGGCAATCTTCTACTCGCTTCTATACAATGCGGCCTATAAGCTGATTAGCTCTATCACAAAGGCGTTTCAAGACGGTTTTACGAATATGTACGGATATTCTAAAGCCTTTGCAGGAAAGTTTGCTCAGTCGATGGACTCTCTTGCCACAAGCGCCCTGTATCTGAAAAACAGTCTTGCGTCCGCATTTGCCCCGCTGGTCAATCAGCTTGCCCCCGTAATCGACACTCTCATTGAGAAGGTCGCTACGCTGCTGAATTATGTGGCACAACTGATGGCAGCACTGTCCGGGCAGTCCACCTATACCAAGGCAATCAAGGCCGCAACGGAGTTTGGTGAAAGCACCAATGAAGCCGCTAAAAGCCTGAAAAGTTTTACTGCCGGATTTGACGAGCTGAATGTGTTTGAGAAAAACAGTGGAAGCGGCAACGGTGCCAACACGCCGGACTTTGCTTCCATGTTTGAGGAAGCTCAGGTAGACAGCAAAATCGCCGCCGTAGCGCAGAAGCTCAAAGACATTTTCGGGTGGGTTGAAGATCATCTCACTATCATCAAAAATGCGGCTATTGCCGCTGGTGCCGCTTTCCTCGCATGGAAGATTGCGTCCCTGTTCACGAAGAATTTGAAGGATTTGCTTTCTGTGGTACTCACCATCGGCGGTGCAACCCTATTCGTTACAGAAGGGTTTGACGCATGGCAAAACGGTGTTAATTGGGAGAACCTTACCGGTATGCTCACCGGTGTTGGACTGCTTATTGCCGGTCTTGCAATCCCCTTCGGCACGGTAGGCGCTGCTGTCGGTGCCTTACTCGGCGGCATTGGTATGTTGGTTGTAGGGTTCCATGATTGGATTACCGCAGGGGAATTGACCACACAAACCTTCTGGTTGCTGGAAGCTGCCATTGGCGCAGTTGGCGTTGCCCTCGGAGTCCTGATCGGCTGGCCTGCCGTTGTGGTTGCCGCCGTTGCCGCAGCCGCTCTTGCCATTTACCACTATTGGGACGAAATCAAGGTGTTCTTTATCAATCTGTGGGAGGAAATTAAAGTAGTCTGTTCCACAATGGCAGAGTGGGTAAATGTAAATGTCGTTATCCCGGTCGCCAACTTTTTCATGACTCTCGGTACGAATATCTCCCTGTTCTTCTCGAACGCATGGACGCAAATTTGTACGCTGTGGGTCACGGCTGGC